CATCATTACCTTTAAGAATCGAAATAAAAAATACAGGTATAACCACAAGTAATTCAACACTGAGTCAGATTTGTTCCTCTATAATGTCTGAAGGAGGATATGAATTGTTTGGCTCACAACAAGCAGTTCAAGTACCAATTACATCACCAGTAGATTTGCCCACAGCAGGAACATATTATCCTGTTATTTCAATAAGATTAAAAACAACACCTAATCGTTTGGATGCGATTGTTATTTTAACAGCATTATCAATTTTGGGAATTTCAAATGCATATTACAATTGGCAAGTAAGAGCAGGTGCGAATACCTCTGGTGGTGGAACATGGGTGAGTGCTGGAGATAATTCTGCGGTAGAATATAAGATAGATGGTGGATCGGTTACTGGTGGTAGAGTTTTAGCTTCAGGTTTTACTGCATCAACTAATCAAGCATCAGCACCAATTGATATTCTAAAAGAAGCATTATTCAAATTTCAGTTAGAAAGAAACGGTTTGACAAACACTCCATATGAATTAACCTTAGTCGCAGCCGCAAGTTCCAATGGTGCAGACATATATGGTTCTATGGACTGGGAAGAAGTTACTAGATAAAAACTTAAAAAGGGGCAACCATGTATAACGATAAGATTCTAAAATCAGTAGCAGAGGCAGTAAAACAAGTCATGGAAGCAGAACTTTCATCAAAACAGAAAGCTATTGCTAAGATGAGTGAACCAAAACACAAGATTGATGCTGGCGATCTATCCAAACTTCGTGCTGGTCATAAGCCAGTTAAGGAAGCAGTTGTCAAAGGTAAAGGCTATGACAATCCAGAAAATGAACGTAAGGCTCCTGAAGGTAAAGTTCCAATGACAAGTTTGATGCCTGGTCATGATGAACGTGCTGCTAAATTCCTAGCTCGTCAAGCTAAAGGTACTTTAGTTAAAGGTAAAGCAGGGAGCGCACCACAAAAAGAACCTGGAATGAAGAAAGAAGAAGTTGAGCAGGTTGATGAAGCACAAAGTCATCAAGCTAAAACTACAATGAAGCACATCAAGAATCCTACTAAAGGTGAGATGGAAGCCTCTAAGCACATGAAGTCAGGGACCGGTGGTTATCGTGATCGTATCGCAATGCTTAAATCGGCTGAAGCTCGCGGTGGTTTGAAAAAAGAAGAAGTTGAAATTGCCGAGAGTGATGATTTAGGTCCAGTAAAGAAAAAACAAAAAACAGTTATGCTTGTTCATAAGACATCTGGAAGAGAAAAAGTTATCGTTGATACTCCAGAAAATAGAAAAAGACATGCAGAGATGGGTTTTCATCCAATCAAAGAAGAAGCTTCACAAGATGAGTTCAATGCTGAAATCAAGAAAGCACAAGATAAATCTCAGGGTAAAGCAAAAGCTGAAGTTGCAAAGCCCGCAGTTCAGGCTGTAAAACAAGAATCGGTTGAACAAACATTTACTATTGAAGATATCGAAAACTTCATGCAAACTGAAGAGTATCAACAATTAGATGAATTATCTAAAAACCTTTTAAGTCGTTATAAAAAGGCTGCTGCAAAGGATCAGTATGATGCCTTTGACAAAGATAATAAGTTAGGTATAGAACATCAAAAAGTAAAACGTTTAATGGCAAATACTAATAAGGGTGCTCCAGGAATGAGAGGTGCTAATCCTATTTCCAAAACAAACGCACCTGCCGTACACAAGGCTCTCTCAAAAGCTTCCGATGAAATCCAGAAAATGAGAGATCCTCATCAAGCTAGATTTGCCAAAAGAAGGTCAGGTATGGAATTAGCTACTAAAAAAATGGGTATTGGTGCTGGTTCCAGAGGTGTCGTAAGAGGCACCGGTAAATTAAATAAAGAAGAAGTCGAACAAATTGATGAGCGCACATTATCTTCAGGTGAAATGGAAAAGCGCGAGAAATATGTCAAGTCTATGAAAAAGGGGCTTGAAGGATTCAAACAGCGTTATGGTGAAAGAGCAAAAGAAGTTATGTACGCTACTGCTACCAAAATGGCTAAGAAGGACTAAGTATGAAAAAATTTTCGAAAGTTGCAGATTCGGTGAGAGGCATCACCGAATCCAAGGATGAAGATAGAGGCGAGTACGACTACGAAGGTGATATGGCTATGTCCGATCTTCGTAGTATCATGCATAATGCTCAACGTCTTCATGATATGCTAGAGCCAAACACTAATTTGCCTGAATGGTGCCAGTCTAAGATTACTTTAGCTGAAGATTATATTTCTACAGTTGCAAACTATATGACTGCTGAAATGAACGAAGAATACATTAAAGAGTCGGGTGGTGAAGTTGTATTCAAAAAAGGTGAAAATCATATTGAAAAATATGGTGAAGATGCATTTGCGTTATATAAAAATGGCAAAAAACAAAAATATTACACTTCTATTGAAGCAGCAAAATCTGCGATGAATGAAGAAGTTGAATATCTCGAAGAAAAAAATGCACCAACAAATCCTGCATTGTGGTCCCGCGCAAAAGCACTAGCTAAATCTAAATTTGATGTGTATCCTTCTGCTTACGCAAATGGTTGGGCTGCTAAGTGGTACAAATCAAAAGGTGGTGGCTGGAAGTCTGTAAGTGAAGAAGTTGAACAACTCGATGAGATGCCTGGTGCAAATATGGATACTCGCGCAGTTCATTCCCATTTGAAGAAAAAAGGATGGAAGTTGTCGAGATCATCAGGCAGCCATGATGTATACACACATTCTGAAGCTGAACATCATATTTCCGTTCCTCGTCACAAACAATTAAAAGCTCCTTTAGTGAAAGGCATTTTGAAGCAAGCTGAGATTAAAGAGAGTGAAATTATTGTGACACCCAGAAAGAATATTAAAGCACCGGCTGCACCAGGAACTTATGCTCATGATCTTGCAAGCGGCAAATATGCAAAATATGGTTTCACTAAATCTGGCAAAGAAACTGCTGCTGCAAAGCGTGAAAGAATGAAAAAAGAAGAAGTTGAACAACTTGATGAAATCAGTCAAGAAACAAAAAAATCTTATGTTCAAAAGGCTAAAGCAGAAGTTAAAGAATTAAAGCCTCATGTAAAAGGTGAATATGGAAGTTTTGCTAAAAATATTATTGCTCGTAGACAAAAAGGTATCAAAATGGCTACCGAACAAGCTACAGCATCCGGTGCACATGAGGGTCGTTTCATATCTGGTCAGCCAAAAGTTCCTTTTAAGAATCCCACAATAGTTTCTTCAGAAAATAAAAAAGATCCTATGCAGAGGGTTAAAGAACTAGCTAAAGCCGCAGCGAAAAGACAAGCTGGAATCAAAGAAAATATGGAGCCAGAAGACGCTGAAGATAAAGTGAACACTGCTGCTAAAAGAAGCCTTTCAAAGACGGCAGGTATGGTAAAAGATTTAGCTAAAAAAGGTAAAGATAATAAAAAAGAAAAGCCAGAAACTTTTCAATCTGAACCTGAACTCTCTTCACAAATCGTAAAAGTATAAACTCATAAATATAAAAAATAAGGAGATTTTAAATGTCACTTTGGGCAAAATCAGATTCAGCTAATGCTGCACCAAAATTTACCGGTATTTCTACTGGTATTGCAGCAAGCGCCAATGGTGAGACAGTATTTGGTAATACACAAATCGGCGCGTTTCAAACAGGATACAAAGGTACTGTCGGTATCTTCGGTGTTGACGTTACTGAACAGTCCGTCGCACAAACAAGCAATGTCAAACCGCAACATGCTGGTTGGGTTGCTGTAATGAAAGGAACAGGTCCTATTGCATCACTCACTGCAAATGCGAATTCTTATTCACCAGATTCGATTACTGGTACAGTTTATTTGACATTTACTGGTGGTGGTACAGGAACAACAGCAGCCAATGCACAAATCGTTGCAAATGCTACAACAGGGTTAATCACCGGTATTCAAATCAATAGTGGTGGTAACTACGAACGTTCTCCAGTTGTAGGTACAGTTGCTAACTCTAACGTTGCTATCACGATAACAATGGGTGGTCGTGCAGGTAGAACGCAAGTCGAAACTCTTGTTGCTATGGGTACTATCGGAACTCAAGGTATTGTTGATGCTTCCGATGATACGATTTTTAAAGATAGCTGATGAATTTTAAAAACTTTATTAAAGAAGATTATGAGCAATCTACCGGTGATGTGCCGGTAGATTCATCTTCATTAGACTCTTCGGTTGTTGAAAAGTTGAATCTGATGTTGAATGTTGTATTGGAAGATCCAGTTTACACACCAGAAACTGGAATTACTTTGGTCAGAAAAATACTCATGGTTGAAAATTTAGATTTTCATCCAATATATGATTTAAGTTCTGAAGGAGAAGAAATAGTTGAAGCTATTGATGGTACAGATAAGTATATTTACATTCTGTATTATCCAACCGATGATGGTTATTACGATTTTTACGCTGAAGTGACTGATGAAGAAGGTGCAGAAGAGATGCTAAATTCAGGAGTCGAAGGCGAATCTGAGAAATAATGTCTTTTGATGATTTAACAAGTGACAATTTTGTCATGTATGCAATTAAAGCATATGACAAACCTAATTGCATAATGAGTGAGTTTAGAGAAGACATGAAGAAGTTCAATTATTTGAAGAGGCTTTTTCGTAGGTATAGAAAAGAAGGTGAGTTAAAAGAGAGACTTGTAATAAATCATTTGATTGTTTTATATAATGTGTTTGGAGTTGAACCTGCGACAAGAATGTTGTTCTATAAAATTATTGAAGATGATTATTCAGCGTTAAAAACGTATTTGTTATTTCTAAATAATATGCCGAATGTAGTAAAAGGAATAAAAGGAAGAGATATTCACTCTTCGGATATTCCAGTTGATATGAGAATAGCAGAAGTATTGAGGAATAATATTATATGATGATTCAGTTGAACCCACCGATACCGATGGTGACACCAAAAGGAAGCGGATGGGCATTTTTTATGATAGAGAGAAGTCAAGAACACCATATTGAATGGGTGGTGTTTCTAGATGATAATGGGCAATGCTGGACATTTCAAAATCCAGAAATTAGATTGCAAACAAACTATACAATGAATAGAAGAAATAAAGACACAACATTTAGGTTTGCAAATGAAGATTAAAGAAGATGCAGTACCAACAAATGCAGTCGCCGGTGGTGCGATTGCTGGTATTGGTGTTCCTAATCCAAATCTACCCAATCAAGCAGAACCTGGAATTAAAAAGAAGTTTGCAGGTTCTAGAGTATTTAAAGTTCCAACAAAAAATTTCGTAATGGCAAGAATGCTCAAACGAAAGTATGCACGATTCGAATCGTATCTAGGTGATCCAGTAATTGCAAAAGAGATTTCAGAATATGCAAATAAAAACTGGAAAGAAGGCATTGTACTTGAAGATGAACAGACAGGCGCAATGATGTACCTTAGATATGGTCGAGGGCGGTAATGTGGATATTAGAGTGGCTTCCTAACTGGATATTCTACGCAATACTGTTTATAGGTGTAATAGGTTTCTTAATAACCTATTTGCTTAAATTCATTCCAATCCCCGCACTTTACATGTACAAAGCTCCGATACAAATCGTATCGGTTATTTTTATTGTCATTGGTGTTTATATGGCGGGTTCAATAGCAAACAATGAATCGTGGCTTGCAAAAGTAAAAGAAGTTGAAGCTAAACTTGCTGAAGCAGAAGCAAAAGGTGCAGTTGAAACAGTTAAGATTGTTGAAAAAGTTGTAGTTCAACAGAAAGTTATAAAAGAAAAAGGTAAAGATATTATCCAGTACGTTGACCGCGAAGTTGTTAAATTTGATAATAAATGTGAAATACCTCCTGCATTCGTAGATGTACACAATAAAGCAGCAGAGAAAATACAATGAGAATTGTTTTATTATGCACACTTTTATTATTAGCGGGATGTTCTACGCCAGTGCCAATAAAACCTAAATTTCCTACTGCACCGGATATGTTGCTTGAGCCTTGCGCGGAACTTAAAAAATTAGAAACAGAAGTTAAATTGAGTGATATTGCAAAAACTGTAACTGATAATTATATGTTATATCATGACTGCTCATTGAAATCTAAAGCATGGATTGAATGGTATAAAGTACAAAAAAAGATTTTTGAGGATGTCAAATGATTACACAAGAACAATTAAAACAATTATTGCCAAAGAATCCTTATGTCTCACACTGGCACAAGGCACTTGAACAATTATTTCCTGACTACGAGATTAATACACCACACAGAATGGCTGCATTCATAGCGCAATGTGCTCACGAATCCGCAGGATTTACTGCACTGGTTGAGAATTTGAACTATCGTTGGCAATCATTGAGAAAAGTATTTCCAAAATATTTTCCAGATGATGCAATCGCACAAGATTACGCAAATCGTTCAAACAAACAAGAAGCAATAGCAAATAGAATCTATGCAAGCCGTATGGGTAATGGTGATGAAGCATCAGGTGATGGCTATCGTTTTAGAGGGCGTGGATTAATTCAACTTACTGGTAGACATAATTATACTTGGTTTGCTGCATCACTTGAAATATCTCCAGAAGAAGCTTCCGAGTATCTAACAACATTTGAAGGTGCTGCACAATCTGCTTGTTGGTTTTGGGAAAGCAACAAACTCAATCAATGGGCTGACAAAGGTGATATTCTTACATTAACAAAAAGAATCAATGGTGGGACGATAGGTTTAGATGATCGTATTAAACATTACGAACATGCTCTACACGTTCTGGGGGTATAAATGGTGAGCGATAGAAAACTATTTCTTGGGCTTCTTATTTTATTACTACTTCCTCTTACACTTGCGATATTTGGTGGGGATCGTTTTAGATATCCTTGTCAAGACCCTAAGAATTGGGATAAAGAAATGTGTAAGATGCCGCAGTGTGATGTAACGAGAACCTGCCCAGAGCATATTTTTAAAGGTCAACGTGATCCAAGACTAGGACCACCAGAAACGAGAACTCAGCCAATGTCACAAACTGGGCAAACGTGTCAAGCCTGCCCACCGCAAGGAGCTAATAATGCAAAATAATGCACCAATAGTTTATACTGAAGAACAGTTGATGGCAAGATTGAAATTCTTCATTGGAGTTTGTCTTGCACTAACATTAACAGGTATCGTATTCGTTGTATTGTATTCGATTATCTTTGTAACACAACCATTGAATGCAATGTCACCAATCGATCAAAAGTTCTTTGAGTTGATTGTTCCGATTGCAACATTCTTGACAGGCACCTTATCAGGTATCATGTTAGCTGGATCAAAGAAAGAAGATCAAGAAGCAATGTTGGCAGCACAAAAGCAGGCTACTGAATCTTTCAAAACTACAATGGAAGAAACAAGAAAGCAAGCACCAGAACCCAGACCTGAAAAGAAAGAACCCTCATTAGGAATACAGTCGGTTCCAGCGCAACAACCCTCACCAGGATTTGGTGGTAAATTAGCACCACCTGCTGCTCCTCAGCCGGAGATTTAAAATGTTAGAATCTATTTTTCAAGATAGCATTAATGGTTCAATAAGTAGCAAAAGAGTTGTCACTTTTCTGGCTTTTCTAGTCTGTGTAGGAGGTTTTATTGCTGATATTATGGGACATAAAGTTACTCCAGCATTATTTGATTCAATGATGTATATCGTAGTTGCTGGTTTAGGATTCACAGCATCCGAGAAATTTGCTCCAAAATCACCACCACCTTCACAACCATTACTAAAATAAGGATATAAATATGAAACTGATTATCACAGCAGCAATCATAGGTTTAATTCCTATTCTGAGCTACCATAATATTTCTTTTGCAGCAGAAACAAAAAGAGTTTGTGTCGATAAAGTGACAAACGATGGTAAAAAAGTTCTCGATAAAGAAGGAAAGCCAGTGCAAGATTGTAAAGAGATTAAAGTTCATCAAAAACTAGAGGGTACGAAAGTTCCTGAAAAGAAATAATGGACGAGAAAGAGGCAATTCAAATGAAGGTTGACGTAGGCGTACTTAAAACACAAGTCGCCTCGTTGACCCAACTCTGTGATAAAATGGATAAGGTTATTGAGAAACTTATGGACAATCAAGATAAAGCAGTTGATCAAATCTATACCGATATGGACAGAAGAAAAAATGATACTGTCATGGATATAAAAGAATTGCACTCTCGCATAACAACAGTTGACAGAAACCTATCAGATAAGATAGAATTAACAGAGCGAAGAATTATGGAAGAATTTAAATCGCTCCGTGAACATATCGAAGAACACAATAAAAAAGAAGACGGTGAAATTAAAAAGATTTTGGAATGGAAATGGATGGCTGCCGGAGGTATTGTTGCTCTCGCATGGTTGCTTTCTAACGTAAATCTTGATATGATTACTAAAATCTTTAAGTAACCTTTTCTTTTTATATTATGAGTCTAAGTGTCGATCTAAAGTATACCCTCCTTTTATCTCCACGTTTTGAAAAGTTTCAGAGAAAGTCTGATTACCTTTTCAATGTGCGTTGCCCAATTTGTGGAGATTCCCGCAAAAACAAAAGCAAGATGCGCGGGTACATTTACCGCAAAGGTAATGATTTGTTTTATAAATGCCATAACTGTGGTGCTGGTATGTCTGTGGGTAATCTCATCAAACAAGTTGATGATTCAATCTATAAGTCTTATGTACTAGAGAGATATAAATCGGGTGAAATTAACGGTGCTAATACTCGGGCACAAGTATTCAATGTACCCTCACCTAGATTCGGTAAAATAGATGCACCTACGTTCGATAATGCTGAAAGATGTGATTCTCTAGCTGATAAACATTTCTGTAAAATATATTTGACACGCAGACATATACCTACAGAATATCATAACAAACTATACTTTACCGCAAATTTTAAAAAGTTTTGTGATGAAGTATATCCTAATCACGACAAAGAAATTACACCCGATGCAAGGCTAGTAATTCCGTTTTTTGACGAGTATAATAATCTGATTGCGGTATCAGGTCGCGCATTGGTTACATCCGATGAGAAACTTCGGTATGTCACCATTCGCACAAATGAAAGTGAAGGTAAACTAATCTACGGTATGGATCGTGTAGACTTATCTGAGCCAGTTAAGATTGTAGAAGGTCCTATTGATTCTTTATTTCTGAAAAATTGTGTTGCTTCAGGTGATTCAAGTTTGAGCATTGCAGGTAAAAATATTAACTCAAATAAAAAAATATTAATTTTCGATAATGAGCCTCGGAATAAGGAAATCGTGAGTCTCATGGAAAAAGCAATTAAATCAATGAATTATGTTGTTGTTTGGCCAGATAATATTCGACAGAAAGACATCAATGAGATGATTATGTCGGGAATTTCAACAGATGAAATTGAAGCGATTATAAGTAATAACACATTTTACGGTTTGGAAGCGATTACAAAATTTGTTTTTTGGAAGAAAATATAATGAAAGTAAAGTTAATTAGTTCAAGTAAACCATCTGCTGAATTTCAGAAAGAAGGTATCTATACGGCACAAGAGTTGATTGCGTTTTGTGCTAGAGTTTCTAACCCAAGCAATCAATTCAATTTGGAAACATCTGAAAAATTGATTCGTTATTTGATTAAACATAAGCACTGGAGTCCCCTGGAGATGGTATCTGCTTGTTTGGAAATCGAAACGACCCGAGATATTGCTAGGCAAATTCTCAGGCATCGTTCATTTTCCTTTCAGGAATTTAGTCAGAGATATGCAGATCCCACTAAAGATTTGAATTTTGTTTTGCGTGAAGCACGGTATCAAGATACTAAAAATAGGCAAAACAGCGTTGATATTGATTTAAGAAACGATGCGGATCGACAAATCGCATATCAATGGGAAATGATGCAGCAGCGTGTATTGACGGAAGCCAAATCTGCATATGAATGGGCTATCAGTAAAGGTATTGCAAAAGAGCAAGCAAGAGCCGTTTTACCAGAAGGTCTTACAGTGTCCAGAATTTACATGAATGGCACCTTACGTTCATGGGTCCATTTTATTGAGTTGCGTAGTGGTAATGGCACACAAAAAGAGCACCGTGAAGTTGCTAGAGAATGTGCGAAAGTGATTGCTGAGGTGTTTCCTCTTTCATCTGAATTTGTAGAACAATAAAAATAATCTGGAGTAAAAATGGATATCATTCACGGTATAAAGGTGGACTATTCTCGGGATAGTCTATTTGATGAATTGGGAAAAATCAGACTAAAAGAATCCTATATGAAGGACGAAGAAGTATCTCCACAAGAAAGGTTTGCATATGTCTCAAAAGCTTTCTCTTCCTCGCCGGAACATGCTCAAAGGCTATATGAGTACAGTAGTAACCATTGGCTCAGTTATTCTACTCCCATTTTGTCTTTTGGGCGTTCTCGTCGTGGCTTGCCTATTTCATGTTTTCTACCCTACCTACACGATAGCGCAGAAGGTTTGGTGGGCTGTTTGTCGGAAGTAAATTGGCTCTCAATGTTAGGAGGTGGAATTGGAATCGGTCTTGGAATACGTTCTGCTGATGATAAGTCTACTGGCATTATGCCTCACTTGCGTACTTACGATGCCTCCTCGCTGGCATATCGTCAAGGTCGCACTCGCCGCGGTTCTTATGCTGCATATCTTGATGTTTCCCACCCTGATGTTCCTATCTTCCTTGAAATGCGGAAACCAACAGGTGATCCTAATATGCGAACGTTGAATTTGCATCACGGTATTAATATTACTGATGACTTTATGCAAATTATCGAACGATGCATGTTAGATCCAAATGCTGATGATTCATGGAACTTTATTGATCCACATAATGGTGAAATTCGTGATACAGTATCAGCAAGGGAACTATGGCAAAAGATTCTCGAAACAAGAATGCTCACTGGTGAGCCTTACATCCACTTCATTGATACAAGCAATCGTCATTTGCCTTGGTATCAAAAAGAAAAGGGTCTATCAATTAAACAATCAAACCTTTGTAGTGAGATTGTATTACCAACCGACAAAGATCGAACCGCAGTATGCTGTCTGTCTTCATTAAATTTGGAGTATTATGATGCTTGGAAAAATGACAAACTTTTTCTTCGGGACGTGGCCGAGATGCTTGATAACGTTCTACAGTATTTCATTGATAATGCTCCTGATAGCATATCGCGAGCAAGATATTCTGCTACTATGGAACGCTCTATTGGTATTGGTGCCCTCGGTTTTCATGCATATCTACAAAAGAAAAACATCCCCTGGGAATCACCACTCGCAGTAAGTGTCAATAAGAAAATCTTTAAACATATTCGGGAGTCACTTGATGTTGCAAATAGAGAATTGGGTACTGAACGCGGCGAAGCCCCTGATTGCGCTGGCTCTGGGAATCGTTTTGCCCATCTTATGGCTATTGCTCCCAATGCAAGTTCATCTATTATTATGGGCAATACCAGCCCTAGCGTTGAGCCTTATCGCGCTAATGCTTATCGTCAAGATACTTTATCGGGATCTTTCCTGAATAAAAACAAATTTTTAGATAAAATCATTTTTGAAGCTTGTCAAGATGATGCTTCAATTGATTATGATAAAACTTGGAGCAGTATCATTGCAAATGATGGATCAGTTCAGCACCTAGAGTGGATGTCAGAATGGGTTAAAGAAGTATTCAAAACCTCTATGGAGATTGACCAACGATGGATTGTAGAACATGCAAGTCATCGACAGAGTTACATCGATCAAGCGCAATCCATTAACCTGTTTTTCAGACCAGATGTTGACATTAAATATCTTCATGCTGTACACTTTCAAGCTTGGAAACAAGGGCTAAAGACATTGTATTATTGTCGTAGTGAGAAGTTAGCTAAAGCAGATAAAGTGTCTAATAAGATTGAACGAAATGTAATTCAAGAAATTGACCTGAAAGCACTAGCTGAAGGTGAAAACTGTTTAGCTTGCGAAGGATAAAAATGAAAAAGATTTTTAGATTTACCGCTTCATGGTGTCAGCCATGTAAATCATTAGCCAAAAATTTAGAATTGGCTAAATTAGATATTCCCATTGAAGTTATTGATATTGATGTGTTTGATGAGGTTGCTGTTGAATATGCAATTCGGTCTGTGCCAACATTGATTCTAATGGATGGTGCGAATCAAAAGAGATTAGTCGGAGTACACACACCAGAACAAATAAGAGAGTGGGCAAATGGTTAAGAAAAAATTAAAACTAACAGATGAACGAAATTACTTTAAACCCTTTACATATCCATGGGCTTATGAAGCATGGCTCAAACATGAACAGAGCCATTGGCTTCATACTGAAGTTCCTATGCTTGAAGATGTTAAAGATTGGAAGAATAGGTTGACACAAAATGAAAAAGAATTTCTCACGCATATTTTTAGATTTTTTACGCAGGGAGATATTGACGTTGCTGGCGGTTACGTCCGTAATTATTTACCTCATTTTCCTCAGCCTGAAATTCGCATGATGCTGTCTGGCTTTGCTGCAAGAGAGTCTTTGCATGTTGCTGCATATAGTCATTTGATTGAAACCCTTGGGCTACCAGAAACTACATATAATCAGTTTCTTGAATATCAGGAAATGCGTGATAAACATGATTACATTTTGAATCAGGCTAATGGTGTTGTAAATGCATCAACAGTCGCAACCAACATTGCATTATTCTCTGCATTCACCGAAGGTATGCAATTGTTTAGTTCGTTTATTATGTTGCTAAATTTTCCAAGACATGGTAAAATGAGAGGAATGGGTCAGATTGTAACTTGGTCGATTGTTGATGAGACAATGCATGCCGAATCTATGATTAAACTGTTTAGAACTTATATAGAGGAAAATCGTGAAATTTGGAACGATAATCTCAAATCTAAAATCTACACTATTGCAACAAGAATGGTTGAACTCGAAGATAAGTTTATTGATTTATCATTCAGCATGGGCGATATGCATGATCTATCTGCTGATCACGTTAAACAGTATATTCGTTATATTACTGATCGTCGGCTTATTAGTCTTGGCCTCAAGGGTATAATGAAAGTCAAAAAGAATCCATTGCCTTGGGTTGAAGAAATGATTAATGCACCTACGCACACTAATTTCTTTGAGAATCGCGCAACTGATTATGCAAAAGGTGCATTGAGTGGTAATTGGGATGAAGTTTGGGGTAGAGCAGCTTAATTTTTGAAAGGAAAAAAAATGAAGAAACTATTATTTTTATTGATTGCTACTTTTTCAATGTCAGTGAATGCACAAATCATTACTGGGGCTGGTGCAACATTTCCATATCCGATTTATGCGAAGTGGGCTGAATCGTATAAGAAAGAATCTGGTGTTAGTTTAAATTATCAAAGTATCGGTAGTTCAGGAGGCATTCGACAAATCAACTCTGGTACAGTTACATTTGGTGCATCGGATGCTCCTGTGAAAGGTGATGAACTAGAGAAAAGAGGGCAGATACAATTTCCTGCAATTATTGGTGGTACAGTACCAATCATTAATCTAGATAATTTTAGCCCAGGTGAATTGAAGATCAATGGTGTGGTTCTTTCACGAATTTTTATGGGTACGATTACTCGATGGAATGATCCTCAGATTAAAGATTTGAATCCCGGAAAGAATCTTCCAAATTCTGCAATCACTGTTGTTCATCGTGCAGATGGATCGGGAACGACATTTAACTTTACTGATTACTTAACTGTCGTAAGTAAAGAATGGGAAGAGAAAGTTGGGCGTGGTGCTGCTGTGAAATGGCCCGCAGCAAGTTCAGTTGGTGGTAAAGGTAATGAAGGTGTTGCAGCTAATGTGAATCGTATTAAAGGTTCTATTGGTTATGTTGAATATGCATATGTTAAGAAAAATAATATGACATATATGAAATTGCAAAACAAAGATGGTGTTTTCGTGGATCCTGATGACACCGCTTTTGCTGCTGCTGCTGCTGGTGCAGATTGGTTTAGTGTTCCGGGTATGGGATTAAGTATTGTTGAACAATCAGGAAAAAATACTTGGCCCATTAGTACAGCAAGTTTTATTATTATGTACAAAGAGCCTAAAGATACAAAGGCAAGCAATGATGTACTAAAATTCTTCGATTGGGCATTTAGAAATGGTGCTAAGATGAGTGAAGAATTAGATTACGTTCATTTACCAGAATCACTACAAAATGAGATTCGCAAACGTGTATGGTCACAAATTAAAAATTGAGGTTGATTATGAGATATACATTAGAACCTATTTGGAAAAAATCAGTAACAGACATTCAAAACTGGTTTAAAGAAGATGGTGAGAGAAAACTTTGGTTTGAGCGAGAGTATGGTTGGCGCTGGGGTTCTGCATCATTTGAGTCTGAAGAATTTCCTGATATCGATTTAAAAAATGAACATGGTTTTAATGTCACAGAAGATTTAGAATATCCAGACATGTATGCTGATGATGGTTGTTGGTCATTCAATAACTTTTGTGATGAATTGACCGAAGAAGAAAAAGAGCAGATTCAATATATGGATGATGAAGAACTTGAAGAGAATGGATGGTCACTTCATTACATAGATACATATTATTCAGGACCACTTAAACTCACAGACGAAAATGGAAAAGAATGGAGAGGAGATGAATAATGGCTGAAGAAACTAAACCTGAAGTGAAACAAAAAAGAAAACCTGTGCAAATATCATCCGCAGTAACTAATACGGGGCAGGTAGTATTGTTTGCTTTGTGTGATGATGGTACAATCTGGCAAACACGACCTTTGCTGGATGAATATAATTGGACACCAGTTAAAAAGATGGGGTGACTATGAATACAATTGTGGATCAAATACGAGATTATGGTTATTACATTCGGGATCCTAGAATGGATGGATTTACACAGTTTGGTGCTAAACAGAAACTCTATAAGATTCTATGGGAAACTCAGAAACAACTAGAGGATAGCCCAGAATTTCTAGGTGAAAAAGAATGGGTTGACTCTAATATTTGTGCAATGCAGCATAAATAATATCATAGGTTTTTATAAGGAGAGAACCATGGTCGCTAAAGAACAACTAAAAACTTTTTCTCTTGCAGTTATTGATATGCAAGAAAAAGTATCGAAAGAATTTGTATCTGCATTCGAGAAGATGGTAGGTCCCGATTTTGCTACATATACAAAAGGTGTCAATTACATGAACGGATTGTATTTTACTAATGCAAGAAAAGTCGTACAAGAACTCGAAAACATCCCTTTCGGATCAAATAAGGGATAATTTAGTATGTTTCCGCCCGGTCGTAAGGAACGGGTGGATCATCAAATTTTCCATCTTTGAAAGTGAAAAAATACTTTTGATGGTAGTTTCTAAATACACAGCACAAACTTTCATAAGATATTTTTGTTTGGAAGATGATGCGGTAGAGTTTATAAATATGATGGTAATGAAAAATTCACACGAAATACAAGAGTAAAATATGACGATTACAATGTCAACGGACAATATTGTATTACCTGCCGGTAGTCTCGGGAACGATTTTACCACAACTAGGAATGTTCTTTATAATGGAGATTTTCGTGTAAATCAAAGGGCTGCGGCTTCATATACTTCCTCCTCCTTTATGAATTTAGATAGGTGGTCCACTGGATTTAATTATGGAGGTGTATCAGTTTCTCAACAAACAACAGCAAACTTTCCTGGATATTTTTATAGAGCTACAGTGACGAGTGCAGCAGCGGTTACTTCAGGATCATTTTTTTGGCTTGCAACTCAACTGTTAGAAGGTGCTGATGTAGTATCACTAAATTTAGGAATAGCAGCAGGATATTCAAAAAAAGTTACTGTGAGTTTTTGGGCTAGAAGTTCTATTGCAGGGACTTATAGCGTAATGTTGGGAGCTAGAAATAGTGCAGGAACATGGTACTATTCTTTTCAGACATACTCAATAACAACTGCTAATAAATGGCAATATCAATACTTATCTTTTCAGGTAAGCTCGGCATATACTTGCCCTGCTCCACCAGTTGATAATAATTTTCAATTCGGTATTTGGTTTGTTGGTGGTATAGGTTCGACATATCAGGGTACCGTACAAAACACTTTTTCAACATCAGTTTTTGCAGGAACATCTTCTAATGTGAATTTGATAGGAACAAATGGTGCTACATTCGATCTAGCTAAGGTACAAATAGAACCCGGTTCCTATCCAACACAATTTGAGTTTGTTCCATATGCCCTAGAATTGAAAAGATGTATGCGGTACTATCAGAAAAGTTATGCATATGCAACCACTGTGGCTACTAGCACCTTCGATGGGGCGTATGGTTACACATGGACTCAGCAAAGAAGTCATTCCTATTCAACATTTTCATTTTGGTACACGATTCCATTTCAAACTAGAATGAGGGTTGCACCCACTGTAACTGTTTACGGTGCAAGTGGTGGAACAGCAGGAGTTTTTTCTATAGATAAGGGTTCGTATGTAAATGGTACTGCGACTTTTAATCAAATAAGTGACAGCAATTTTCAAATATATGGCCCAAATCCAGCAAGTTTAGGTAAAGCTGGTGTTGAACAATTTTATGGCGCTTATATACAATATCGTGCAGTATGCGATGCCGCTACAAATTAAAGGAAAAAGTATATGGCAATTACTTTAACTGCAAACGGCGGTATAATTTTCGATGCAACAGGATCTTCTCAAACTTATCCATTAACGACTATTGGTGCGGATCCAAGCCCATACAGAAATAGAATCTCTAATGGAAACATGGTTCTTTCTCAAAGAACTGTTGATAATACCACCACACACCCTAGCAGTACGACCGATAGTAGCGTTAAACATTTTGCTGCCGACAGATTTAGATTTTATAGTTATTTTGCTTCCGCATCGAATGTAACCAGTTATAAAAGAGTATATGGTACTACATCTTCAACTCCGGAAGGTCACGATTCTTATATTCAAATACAAAATTTAACGAATACAGCAAGCGCATCCGGAGATTATTGTGGAATTCAAACCGGAATCGAACTTGGTGATTTTTATGATGGATATTTTGGTAGCCCATATGGAGTTCCTTTTGTTTTATCTTTCTGGGCTAGAACATCAGTTGCAGGCACATACTGTGTCTCATTTAGAAATGCGTCCAGTAATAAATCATTTGTAACTCAGTACACATTAAGTCCATACACATGGACAAAAGTTTATATTCCTCTTCCACCCTGCGGTGATGGAACTTGGACTGGTACATTTTCATTGAGAATCTTTTGGGCCTTGTCCTCAGGATCAACGTTTAGCGTCCCTTCAGGATCAGAATCTTTGTGGGTAGATGGAAACTATTTGATCAATCAATATCAAACAAATTTTATAAATCAGACTGCGGGGCATACATTTGATCTCACTGGTGTTTGTTTAGAAAGAGCGACAGCTTCAGCAATACCCATGTATGTAATGAGAAATACTAGCGTTCCAACAAATGGAACTACAGGTTTAACATTACTACAGAATGGGGATTTTGATGATACATCATTCACAGTATCTATAGGTTTCCCTATTAGAATGTTTGGGCAAACAACTAGTACATTATATGTTAGTACGAACGGAACTCTCGGTACAAATTCGGCAGGAAGTTGGGGTAGTGTTCCCACTGCATTAAATCCTACTACACCCTCTGTGCCACATGTTGGGTTTTTTAAGGGTGACAAAAGATTATTGACCTTGTATGGCGGATCAAGAACGGTTACACAACCAGATGGGTCTAGTTTAACTGGATATGTGTTAAGATGGGAAGGATACAACTTTGGTGGTAGTAGTGCTAATAAAACTATTGTAGAGTTTACTTTCTATGGAACATCTGAAACTTATGAAGGATATAACTTTTTTGATGTTTTATATACAACAAACGCAAACGGAACAACATATCTTGAGTTAAATCCAGGTTACAATAATAATGGTGCTAACTATCCCTATGCTAGAGCAATCGTTACAAGCACCGTAGGATATAGATGTTATACGAAAGCTTTAACCGCAGTTCAAGGCACAATAGAGACTACTAGTCCTGGTATTTGGTGGAATACATCTTCTCAGTTATATAACTACGCATATACTGCAACAACAATACAGGATGATAAGCAATTTAAACTGGGTGTTTCATCGGGCACATCTAAAATGGACTCTGGTGTAGATCATTTAAGATGTTTAAGATATTTCGAGAAAACTGCTGATGAAAGTCTTGTGATTCCTGCAACAGGAAATTCTGCTGGTGGTAGTTTAGGAATCTATTATAGATTTAAAACTGCATGTTCAACAACAACATATATTCCTCTACAATTTACACCTAAGGTAGCAGCACCTACTATTACATTATTTTCTAATAACGGCACTAGAGGTTATGTAACATTAGATAATGGGGGGCAAACTGTTGTAGGTTATACTTTCAATTCTTCTGAAAGTTCTTGTTTAACGCGAGTAGATTATAACACGGGGATATCCCACTATGGTTATTATGGTTGTGCTGCAATCGATGCTGATACTATCTAAGGAATAAAAAAATGGCAATGGTTCTATCAGACAAGTATCTTGGGCACTACTCAGCGACCGATGCTGCGCTGAAAGAGGGTAGGACAGCAACGGGTGCTACTTTTTTTCCGCTGAGAAATAGAATAATTAACGGAGATTTCCGTATAAATCAGATAGCACCAGGTGTTACTGGAACTAATTTTACAACGAGATTCTTTACTATTGATCGTTGGTATACAATAGGATCTGTTGCAAGTACATTCACAACTCAAATCGTCAGTGATGGACCTACTTCAACTACAGTGTATTATGGTGGTCGTAGGAATATCAATTTATATCCAAGCAGTACCTTCGATAAATGTGTGGAATTAAAATGTACTGCTGCAAGAACATTAGGATCAACTGATGTTTATGCTTTTGGACAAAATATTGAGGGTAGACATATTGCAGATATGCAATTTGGTGAAAGCATCAATTTAAATTATATGATGCTTTCATTTTGGACTAAAGCTTCGAGAACTGGAACTTATACTGTACGATTACAGAACAGTGCTCAGAATAGAACATTTCATCAAGTTTATACTGTGGCTACAGCTAACACATGGGAATACCAAGAAATATTAATTCCTGTTGATCAAACGGGCACTTGGTTGAATGACATTAACACCGGATTAAGATTAATATTTAATTTAGGTATAGGTACCACTTATAGAGGAACAACAGGGCTAGCCGCTTGGGCAGCAACATCAACTGTATTGGCCACCAATGCTACTTCAATTCAATTAGTTGACACTTTAAATTCAACTCTGAGATTGACGGGTATTCAACTAGAATTTATAGGAACAGGGCAATTTCAATCTAATTTTTATGCTAGCCCATTTGAGGTGAGACCATTTCAGCAAGAATTGGATTTGTGTATGAGATATTTTCAAAAGAGTTGGGCATATGGTACTGCACCTGGAACACAATCGATTGTCGGTATGTTATTGCATACCGATTTGCAGTATACTACCGTTCAACAATATCTTAATTGGAAATGGCCTACTCCTATGAGGGCAGCGCCTACTGTACAAAATTTTGGATATAATTCTCCGGGAAACGCAGGTTATGGAGCAATATGGAATCAAAATATCAGTTTTATAGGTGATTCTGCTGCGGCCACTTCTGGTGTCACTCGACATGGTGCAATGTTTTATCTAGCAGGAAATCCTACCCATGCTCTAGCTGGTTATCATTTTAAAGCTGATGCAGAGCCAACATAATAAGAGAGGAAGAAATGTACAAATTAGTTAGTAACCCATTTGGTGAACCAAATGTTGTATTACGTTTAGCTGACATGGCTAATATTCCAATGGATGAGAATAATGGAGATTATCAGGTTTATTTGAAGTGGTTGGATGGCTATGAATATAATGGTGTTGAATATGTAAAGGTAAGTGAAGGTAATACTCCTGAACCTGCGGATCCATTACCACAACCAGAATCACCTCCGAATGATATTGAAACACTCCGACAATTAATAACCCTATTAGAACAACAATCAAGCAACACTTCGGGTTCTTAAAATAACTATATCATATTGGAAAAGAGTAGAGTTATTAAACTTCGAGAAACATTCTAGGGATTTTTATTATTATTATAATTTAAATCCCAAGAAGTTTAATGTAGAGAATACATTTTGGAAGGAGTTTAAGACCGAATATTATGAGGAGTATTTTTCTACTCATAGAGAATTTCATGGTGAACTTCAAAAGTTTGGTGAGGTGAAGCAGATTACATTACTGACCATATACAATAGTCAATCAAATTTGCATACCGATCACACTACAGGATTAAACAGTGGTGTGAATATCAGATTAAATCTTCCCATATTGAATTGTGAAGAGTCTTTGACTTGTTTTTATGATATACCCGAGGAGTACAGAGACAAGTATCAGATGACACCCGGAGGTACAAAGTATTGGGACAGTAATTTGATTAAAAAGATTCAGCCAGTTTCTTCTTTTCAGTTGAGTGAACCTACCTTAATTCGAACATCATTTCCGCATATTGTTTTTTGTTTAAAAGTACCTAGAATTGCCATGACTATTTCCTTTCAGGAGGATCCGGTGCTTGACAGTTAGATGATTAGTGTGTATGATATGATTTTTTAGGAGATGATTATGAACCGATGGAATATTGACACGACGTTTCGAGTGGTGCATGTAGTTGACATGAGCAAGCCACATCCTCAGCCAGATTATACATTGACCGTGATTGATTTTGAATCGATTGAGCGGAAATTAAGTTCAGGTATTTTTCCTGAGGCTTCAGAGGTACTGAGTAGGTTTACTGGGCGATAATATGTTTATGTTTGATGTTGAGACATTGGGCAAGCGATCCAATGCTGTGATATTATCTCTTGCTGTGACTCATTTTGATCCTGATGGTAAGCCTAGCCCAGAGGATTTAAGGCGAAATACTAAGTTTATCAAATTTGATGCAGAGGATCAGATTAAGCGATTAAAGCGATCCGTGACGCCATCATCGATTGACTGGTGGAAGAATCAGTGTGAGAATGTAAAGCATAAGTCGGTGTATCCCACGCCGATTGATGCTAAGTTTGAGGATGGGTATCATGAGTTAAGACAGTGGGCTGCACAGTATAAGGAGCCCAAGTCTTGGGTATGGGCTCGGGGTAATTTAGATCAATTGGTCATGGATGATATAGAGGAGGAGTTAGGATTAAATCCTGTATTTCCCTTTTCTCGATGGCGTGATGTACGAACAGC